AGCATATCATCGGCATATTGCAGCACATCGTGTTTTACACGCTCAACATAAGCATCAGCTTCGTCTTTCATTTCCTGCTGATTACGCAAAGCAGTACTCTTTACATCTTCAGCAAAGGCTTCTGCCTGTTTGGAAATTTCTTCCTGACGCATTAGTCTTTCAGATTCGGATTTTGCCAATTCTAAAATACGGTCAGCTTCGGTTTTAGCCTGCAAAACAATATTGTCAGCTTCTTCATGAGCTTTGGTGACGATTGCTTTTTGTTCTTCAAGCAGTCTGGTAGCGCTTTTGACTTCTTTGGGAATCGCTTCCTTCAAATCATCCAGGATACCCGCCAAATCGCTCTCTTCGATAATGATCTTATCAGTAAGAGGTATACGGTTAGCCTCAGAAATAAGGTTATACATTTCATCAAAAATTCTGTCCAAAGTCGCACTTGTACTTCTATCAATCATCATCAAACTCAACCTCTTTCTAATATTATTCTTTGCTTATAACAAGGCTTTTGATCCGATCTTCCACACATTCAGGAACAAGACCATGGATACAACCGCCAAAGGTTGCCAATTCTCTTATTCCAGAGGAACTTAGGAAAGAGTAATTAGCATTAGTCATAATAAAGACTGTTTCTAAGTTATTGTCTATTTTTTTTATGAGCAGAGCGCGCTGAAATTCATATTCAAAATCAGAAAACGCACGTAAGCCCCTTACAATAAAAGGAGCTTTTTCCTGCCTGCAGAATTCATTTAAAAGACCGGAAAAACAGGTTACTCTGGCATTAGGGATATGTTTTGTCGCATCCCTGAGCATTTCTACCCTTTCCTCCATGGTGAACATTGCTTTATCTTTACCCGGATTATGAAAAACGCTGATAATGATCTCGTCAAACATTTGGCTCGCCCGTTCAAAAATATCGAGGTGGCCATTAGTAACCGGGTCAAAACTACCCGGACAGATCGCTCTACGCACTGTTTAACCTCCTAGAAGCTGCAACGCAGTCTGGTCATAAATTCAATTATCTTGTTCCTTATTCGACGTACGTTTCTGTATTCCTGCTATTTTTTTACAATTTATTTTATTATTTTACAACATTTTATTATACTTTGGCAAATCTTATAAACGAAAGTAAAGTTTCACCATAGGGTTCCTGACGCACAAGCTCAAAGCACGCTGCCAGCACGCCTATTTCATCGTGCTTCGAATGTTCGATGATCAGATAGCCTCCGTCTTCAAGTACTTGAAAGTGTTCCATTTTCTGCAGAACTTTCTGAACCCAGCCTTTATTATAGGGAGGATCGCAGAATGCAAAATCAAATTTTAATCCCTGATGATGCAGATGTTCGATAATATTTACCGCGCTGCCTTTGAGAACCTGAACATCAGCCTCCGCCCGGCATTTAACGATGTTGCTTTGTACCAGGCGCAGCGATTCCCGGCTTTCATCGACAAAAGTAACCGCATCAGCGCCGCGGCTCCACGACTCCAACCCCAGATTACCTGTTCCGGCAAACATATCCAACACACGTGCGCCAATAATTTTAGTGCCAATAATATTAAACAGAGATTCTTTGACCCTGTCAGCCGTGGGACGTACGTCCATATTCTTTGGCACAGTCAATTTCAGCCCCCGTGCCTTTCCCGTAATTATCCGCATTCAAAAAACTCCGTATCTGTAATATAATAAATATAACAAGAACGGCAAAGGAGACAGCCTATGAACAAGAAAAAATTTATTCTGCTCGCATTACTGCTGCTCTGCGCCTATTTTTATGAATTATTCGGCGGTATGCCTGCAACTGTCCCATTTACGCCTCAGCCTGTAAAAGCCGATACTTCGCTGCTGCTGGCTCCGTTAGACAGCCGCCCTCCCTGCAGCGCTATGGTCAGAAAACTGGGAGCACTGGCTTCTATCAACGTAATTACACCGCCGCAAGAACTTCTTGACAATTATAACACACCTGCTGATAAAGAAAAACTGTTTGCCTGGCTGAAAAATGAAATGCCGCAGCATCCAGCCGCAATTTTATCAGCTGATCTTTTAGTACACGGCAGTCTGCTGGGCTCACGCGTACCTTTAGGAACAATTAACGATGAAGAAAAGTTTTTGACTTTCGTAAACAAACAGCATGCTCTCAACCCACAAATCGATATGGCGTTTTTTTCCGTCATTCCAAGATTGCTGGTCAGCGATCAGCTTATACCGGACAGCTGGTATCAATGGCATCTGATGCGTTATGCAACATTAAAGGATATGGCAGAAACATTCGGCGATCCTTACTTTACCAGGCAGCTGCTGGCGATCGATGCACGCATACCGGATGATATTAAAACGAAGTACAGCAGTCTGTATGCCGATAACGACAGTTTTAACAAAAAACTGGTCCAGCTGGCACGCGCAGACGGTCTGACTTTGGCTATAGGGCAGGACGACGCCCAGCCATTCGGGCTTCCTAATCGTAATGCTAATCATGCGCTGGCATATATGAAACATGCAGATTTAGGTTCCAGCGGGCTTATTACAAGTGGAGCTGATGAAATATCAGTTTTACTGCTGACCAGATATTATAATAAACTGTATAATTACAAGCCACGCATTTTTGTAGAGTATTCCTCGCCTAAAGTCGCAGCTAAAATCATGCCCTATATGCCCTGTTCTGTTGACGCAAGCATCCGGGACAAAATAAATTTTATCGGCGGTCAGCTTACAGATGATGCTGCTGTCGCCGACTTTATTTTATTCGTACACTGCGGCGACGATGACAATCAGCCTAATAAAGCTATGCTGCAAAAACTTAACCCCCTGCTTATATCAGACCGCCACATTGCGCTGGTTGATCTTACGGCCAACTATACTGAAAACGAACTTTTAATACCTAAGCTTTTGGAGGCTAAAGTACCGCTCAGCAGGCTGGCAGCTTTTTCAGGCTGGAATACTTTAAGTAATTCACTGGGAACCGCGCTTAGTCAAGCAACATTATTTACCGGCCAGCTGCACCGATTACCGCAATCAGAACATCCGTCACTGTATGCCCAAAATCTGAACTTCACAGTTGAACGTTTACTTGATGATTATGCCTATCAGAAATTAATGCATGCACAGTTAACTACATTACTGAAACTGAAAGGCTATAAGCCAACTGATTTGGGAGAAAACAAGTTTTTTGCAGAAACGCTTATTCGTGGCTTTTTACAGCGTCAAAAGATTCAGCTTCTATATGGAGACCTTGGCCGTACACCTTTTTATCGCAATAACGACAGCAATTATTATTTAACAGGTATCGACATCAATGTAAACCTGCCCTGGGCACGTATTTTCGAAATCAATCTTGATACAAACTGCAGCTTTGGAGAAAACCACAGACAGTGAAACAGCTTTGCCAACATTTAGTAAATAAATAAAAGCAGAATGTCGGCTTTTTTCTTTGACAAGAGCATGATATCATAATTGATAAACAAGAAGTCACCATTAATAGCTACAACAATATAGCTTAACTTTTGAAATAAAGAAGGGTTTATTTTATGATTTCTCTTTCAAGACTGATCATTTATGTTTTTATATTATGGTTTTGCTATATGGCGTATCTGGTAAAATTCAGATAGCTATTTGAAAAGAAACACTATGGGAAATTTTTTCACTGCTCCAGCAAAAATCACTTTAAATACTTCCTTCAAAACAAAATAAAAAAGCCGCAGATACGCTCTGCGGCTAACTTTTTAAGTGGTCGGGGCGGCGAGATTCGAACTCACGGCCTCTTGTACCCGAAACAAGCGCGCTACCAAACTGCGCCACGCCCCGACTTAAGTTACATCACTTACTGCAACGTGAATATTATATAAAATAACAAATAGTTTGTCAATGATATTTTTTATATTTTTAAAATAAAAAGCTTCCCTGCTGCCAGAGAAGCTTTTCAGACATCAGCCTTGTGTAACTACACGAATATTAGTAACGTTGAATGCTTCTGCGATAGCAGGCAGGCATTCGCGTTCGATATTAGTACGGTGCAGCTCATTATCGGCGACCAGCATGATCCTCGGTCCGCTCAAATTGATATTATGCACATTACTGATCAAGCGTTTGAAACTGTCTTCTCCCAAGATCTCTTTCAATTTGGCAAGGCCTTCCATCAGATACGGCTTTTCTTTAGCCATACGCTGTTCCAGCGGAGTAAACGGCACTGTAACTACACGCGCATCTTTAGCCAGTACAAAATTTTCCTCATGCTCGCCTGGTACTACTAAGTCATCTCTCATGGTTTTCCCTCCTTCACTGCCTAATTGTTACAGAATTATTATAAATTATTGACGATTTGCAGTCAAGCCGGCAGGATTATTATAACTTAAAGCGAATATATATAAAATATTTTGAATTTATGATGGGAGTTGTTAATATGTCTTTTTTTGAAGAGTTTAAAAAATTTGCTATGCGCGGAAATGTTATCGATCTGGCAGTCGGCGTTGTTATCGGCGGCGCCTTCGGCAAAATAACATCGTCTTTAGTAGATAATATTATTATGCCCCCTTTGAGTCTCTTATTTGGCAAAGTAGATTTTTCCGGACTATTCATCAGCCTGAACGGACAGCATTACGATACTTTAAAGGCTGCTCAGGATGCACATGCCCCTATTTTAGCCTACGGTCTTTTTATAAATACTATCGTTAATTTCCTGATCATTGCTTTTGCTATTTTTGTACTGATCAAACAAATCAACAGGCTTACGCCTCCGCCGGCTCCGGCTCCAGAACCGCGTTTATGCCCCTTCTGCAAAACTGCAATCGCTGACGATGCGACCCGTTGCCCGCACTGTACTTCGCAATTATAAAAACAATTCATTTTTGTGCATCA